CGTGGCGTTGGCCGTAAATCCCAAACTGGTGGTAGCGCCCACCGTTGTTGTGATGGCCGAACCGCCCGAAGTCGTGGAGAGCTGAAACGTAGACACGCCATCGGTGGCAATGATGTAGTACGTGGTCGGGCTGCTGTAACCAGATAGCGTTGCGGCGCTAAGGGTGTATGTGACGCCCGTGGGGGTACCTGCAACGGTTGTGACCGCCCCGCCGCCCAAGGTCGCCGACAGGGTAAATGTTGTCGAGCCGTTTGTGGCAATAATGTAATAAGTTGTTGGGTTAGCGTAGCCGCTGATAGAGCCAGATCCGCCAAAGGTACCGCTGATTACAACAGGCTGCCCGACATACAGGGTTGTACCGGAAGCTGTACAAGAAAACGTGCCGCCCGTGCCCGTGATCACCACTCCAGTCAAAGCCGTGGTGCTGGCGGTGCCGCTGACCGTCAGCGTCTGGCCAACCTGCAGCAGGGTAGCCGACGTGTTGCACACAAATATTCCGTTGGCGCCCGTTGAGTAAACATTGCTCAGTGCCGTAGCCGTTGTGGTGCCGCTCAGGGTCATTGTCTGGCCAACTTGCAATGCAATGCCGGGATTGGTGCAAGAAAAGTTTCCAGCAGTGCCGGTGGCGTAGACGTTGCTAACTGTTGTGTCCGTTGAAGTCCCGCTAAAAGTAACTTGTTGGCCAACGCTGAGGGCCGTAGTGGATGCCGAGCATGCAAACGCCCCCGCCGTAGATGTGGCGTACACGTTGGCCAAGGACGTATTTGTGGTGGTGCCGTTGACGGTAATGGCTTGGCCAACAGCTAAATTGGTCCCGCTGGTGTAACTGAACAAACCAGAAGTGCTGGTAGCGTACAAACTACCCAAAGACGTAGTAGACGTGGAGCCGCTGATATTTATTAACTGGCCCGTGGCCAGCCCAGAAGTTGCAGTACAGGCAAAAGAGCCCGTTGTGCTGGTCATGTACACGCCGGACAGGCCGGTTGTGGTAGAAGCCGTGGCGCTATTGGACATCGTGACCGTCGTGCCAACCACTGAGGACACCGTGGTATTGGCAGGGATACCGGTGCCCGTAATAGTTTGACCAGCGCCGACTCGCACATTATTGGCCAATAAGGTCAGGGTAGGACTGCCATTGGTGGTGTTAGCCGAGGCAGTAAATACGCCCACCTTGGACATGGTCAGGCTACCGGTAGAGCCGGGGAACGTGCCGTACAGCACCGGAGTGTTAACGGTGGACGTTATGTAGGACAGGTTCTGCCCGGGGTGCGCCACCAAGTTGTTGGTGTTGTTGCCGGTGCTATCGTAGGCGATATCAAATTGCCACAGGTTATCTGGGTTGTTTGTGAAATTGCTCAGGCTGTAGTTGTACGGGCCGGAGCCTACGCCGCCGCTAGGACCAGTAATCCACTGCTGTAGGCCGTTGCTGTAGCCAGAGACCACGTAGTTGAACCCGTTTACCGCCGTCATGGCCATGCCGCGAGAGATGCCAGATGCGTTCAAAAAGATGCCGTCATACCCGCCAATCTTGCGCGGACGCCCACGTTGGAACCGGACCCACTTGCCGTCCACAAAGCACGGTGAATCAAATACCGTACCATCCCGCTGGATACCCGGCGGGACCTCCATGGACACGACTTTTTGGGTCATTAGAACGTACCCCCGGCGATGCCGCCAGTCACGCCGCTACCAAACTTGCCTACCCCGGCCATGGTCAGGCCAGTGGTGTCCCAGTAGCCAACCTGCGTGTTGTTCGCAACCATGCCTACTTGGCTGGTAGAAGGCAGATAGATGCCGGAGTTGACGTCACCCGTAAATTTAAGCGAGGGCACGGACGTAGAGCCGTTGCCTAGAGTAATACTTGAGAACGAACTGGAGCCGCCGCCACCGCCTGTGCCAGACGCTGCGTAGACATTGGTGCCATCGCACACCAAGATGACAGTAGAGCTTTGGGATACCACCACCGTAGCGCCGCCGCCTACCGCCGTCTTCACGGTGAAGGTGTACGAGCCCGTGGTGTTGTTGGTGATTGAGTACAGTTGTACCGTGGACGGGACAACAATGATCTGGTTGGACGTCAATGTCCCGGCGTAGATCTGGATGGTGTTTGCCGCCTGCGTGGCGCTCAGGGTTGTGGTGCCGCCGGTAACCGAGAGGGACAGCAATGTGTACGCAAAGCTGTTAGAGCGGCCGTAGCCGAACGTGTTCCAGCCGGTGCCGTTAGAGACGATCACCAGCGACTCGGTAAGCTGGAGCTGCTGGTTCGAGTTGCCGTCGATGGTGTCCGTACCGGCGGGCGAGATGGTCAGGATGCCGGTGCCGTTGTTGCGGATCTGGCAGAACCAGCCAGCGCCCACGGTTCCCGCTGATGGAAGTGTCAGGGTGCCTGCGCCGCTGCTCCAGACCACAAAGTGCGCTTGCTCGGTCGCTGGCAAAGTCGCATTGGAGTAGTAGTTGTCCACCGAGTAGATCTGGTTCAGCGTGGTGCCGATGGCCTGCAAGCCGTACCCGGCGAGGGTGGCCGCATTGGCCGATGAGGTACCGGCGCCGAGCACCACGGTGGCCCACGTACCCGCATCGGTAGAGTTATTGGTCAGGTAGATGTAGTTGGCCACGCCCGAGGCAATGGACACCACTGTGGGGCCAGTGTTGTCCGTGCTGTAGCCCCGGACCGTGATGGGGTTGCTGCCGATGTTGCGGATCAGGATGGTCTGGCCAGTGGAGACCTGCGACGCTGGAGGCAACGTTAAAGACAGGCCAGCGGTGGCCGTGATGTCGATGATGTTGCTGGCCGGGATGCCCGTGGTGCCGTTAATTGGCCAGTCCAGCGTCGTGTTAGTCGTGATCGACAGCGACTCGTAGCTGACCGACGATGGGTTGATCGTCTGCCCGGTAAAGGGGTTGGTGTATGTCGTCATGGTTAGGAGTCCTGAACAATAGCTTGGCGGTCACCGACGCGCAGTTGGTCCTCGAGCTTGAGGGCGCCAATCGCGGTATCAAAGATCTGGGTCCAGACCGCGAGGCGCGCATCGTCCTTGAGGAAAGGCGCGGTCTGCTTGAGCGTGCCAAACAGCAAAGCGTTGGGCGCGTTACGGGTCAACCAGTTGGTTTGGTTGCTGGAGGACAAAGGCGTCAAGCGGGTATAGCACAACGCCTCAAAAGCAAAGTTGGCGCTCGGTGTGGGCGCCACGAACCAGTGGTCATAGTCGTAGTCCGAGTAGTACAGCGGCGTGCCCGTGGCCGTTACGTCTGTCGCGTAGCTGCTGAGGTACTCCAGCTTGCGCAGGTAGACGGGCTGTTTTTCACCAGCGGTGGTAGTCAGCGTCATGGACACCGTCTTGCGCCACAAGGCTGGTTTGGCGATGACCGGGTTGCCTGCGGTCATGGTGCCGTCGGCCACGATCATCTGGCCTAAGGTCTTGATGTTCTCGGCAATCTCAAATTCGGCCAGCATGATGGCCGTGGGGATGAAATTAACGACGGCGGCGTCGCTGCGCTCAAGGTACTGGAGCACCAGACTTGTCAGATTGTCGTAAGTCAGAGCGTATGCCGTGGTTGCCATGAGGTATCCTAGGAGAGGAATAAAGCGCGTTCATCTATGCGGCGATTTTGCAGCCCTTTGAGGATTTTACCCCCAGCCATGCAATACTTCAAGAACTCGTCCGCAGCGCCCGCCTTATCGCCGCGAAGCAGTTTTTGGCGAAGCGTAGAACGCTGGAGTGTCCCAAGGCCAACGTTAAAAGCAAAACTGACAAGGCCATCAAACATACCTTGTGTAAGGCTGACAGGACAGAACTGCTCAACCCCGCGCTCAAATCTAGCCAAATCTGCTGCAAGTATTCCATCCACTTCCTCCATAGGGAAAACCCTATTGTCCTCGGGGCGCAGTGCAAACCCGTCCCGCTCTTCCAGCTTTAGCCGACCCTGCTCGGGATAGAGCACGTGCCCTACCCCCACGGTCCACAGCTTAGCTGGACACCGGTATGCACGCTGGCGTACGCCTTCGTGGTGCTTGATGACCTCAATGGCCTTGGCCGAGACCTTCATTTGCCAAACGCCCTACCGCCAAAGTGAAACGCAATAATCGAAGCGAACAGCGCTTGGGTGTTGGAGTCCCATAGCTTCTCGGCCAAGACCGGGAACTGGACGCCGTTGTTGTAGCCGTAGATGAACAGGCCGATGTCCACAAAACACAGCAGGGCAAAGAAGCCAAGGGTGATGAACGAGCGGACGCCTGCACGGAGATTCTTC